GTACCGTCCGGATTGGCCGAACTACATGGCGTTCGACTGGGGCTTTACGAATCCACTCGCATGCATTGAGTTCCAGGTCAGTCCGTGGGGTCAGGTATTTGTGTGGCGAGAGCACTATGCTGGCGGCATGATGCTGGCACAGCACATTCGCATTCTGAAGGCTCGCGAACAGCCGCCTGGCTACAAGATCGACTTGGCGTTTGGTGACGCCGCTTCTCCCGAATCGGTCGTAGAAGTGTCTACCACGCTCGCGCCTTGCTATGCTGACCCTCGCTCGAAGTCCGGAACTGCGAAGGAGACAGGTACTCGTGAGTCCGGATGGCGGGAAGGGGTTGAGCTGGTCAAGTCGTACCTCCAGCTCAAGCAGGTTGGGACGCTCGATGAGTATGGAACGCCGCTTGAAGAACCGTGGTTGTACATCGATCCTTCTTGCCGGAACACAATTCGTGAGTTCAACAATTACCGAGCACCTTCAGCTGCGGGTAGAATCCTCCGGAACGTTCGGGAGGACGCGCAGAAGTTTGACGATCACGCGCTGGATGCCATCCGGTATGCCTTCATGATGCTGTTCAAGCTCGGAGCGGTTCACAAGCTGAGTGAGATCTACAGCCTGGAAGACCTTCAGCGCGCAAGCGACAGCATCTTCAGTACCTCTGGAACATCCTCGTTCTTCTCGTCAAGCGGCCTCAGCAATATGTTCTGAGAGGGGTGAGTGTGGCTACTGTCGTACACAGGATCAAAGTCCAGCAGGGCGCAGCCTTCAAGCTGAATGTGCAGGCCCAGAACGCGGACAAGAGCGCTATGAACCTGACCGGGTACTCTGCAAGGATGCAGATTAGGGCGAGTGCGACAGACCCCTCGATCCTGATGGAAGCCTCCACCGCTAACACGTACATCACCATCAACGGTCCAGGTGGCGTCGTCATGATCAACGTGCCCGCAACCATCACGGACCCCATGACATGGACTGATGGTGTCTGGGACCTGGAAATCTTTACTAACACAACAGACATCATCAGGCTGGCCGAAGGGTCTGCCTCACTTTCCCCGGAGGTAACACGATGATTGCTTTGTTCGAGAAAGGCCGTGAGGGCTTCCTCGACGGTACCCTCGACTGGGACACGCAGACGTTCAGTGCGGCTCTACTCGACCTGAACACCACCGACACTGGCGTCAAGGCGATCACATCGTCCACGAACGCCACACCGATCGTCATCACGTCGACGGCTCACGGCTTCTCGAACGGCGATCTCGTCTTCATTGATGGTCACGCGACGAACACTGCCGCCAACGGCTTCTGGAAGATCGCCAACGTAGCGGCGAACACGTTCGAGCTCACCAACCCGATCCTTGGCACCAACGCTGTTGGCAATGGTGTCGGTGGTGCTACCGGCTATGCGGTCTGCTATGGCCCTTCAGCCAGTGGTGACAACTGGGACGACTTCGACGGTTGCTTGGTCGGCGGTGCTCCTGGCAAGGTGAACCTGGCGTCGCCGACGGTCACTGCTGGTGTAGCTGACGCTGCTGACTCCACATTCACTTCGATCACGGGTGCGTCCGTCGAAGCGATCGCGATCCTCCGGGACACTGGTACACCATCCACGTCACGCATGGTAGGGTTGGTGACTGGCAAGTTCATCGTCACTTGCGCGGTGCAGGCGAACACGTCAGCGACGACGATCACGGTCGATGCGCTTCCGTACGCGATCCCCACCGCTACCGTGCTGGTGTTCTCCAATGGTGCTTCGGCAACCATGTCGGCGCTTGCGAACGCGGGTGACCGTTCGATCACTGTGTCGGCGCTTGCTGCCAACATCACGGCCGGATCACGTGCTCTGGCTCCTGTCACAGCTTCAGGTCTTCCGGTTACACCGAACGGCGGCAACATCGTTGTGACTTGGGACAACGGTGTCAACCGAATCTTCAAGCTGTAAGGGAGGTGTAACATGGGAGTATATCTGGCTACGCCGCTACTACCGCTGCGTACTGCAGTTGGCGCGACGTTCTCGACGTTCACCACGAAGCAGGACGTGAGCCCACAGCCTGTACCGGTTGCTCGTGCCGGCCAGCTGATGCGTGGCACTGGTTTGTGGCTCAAAGCTTGTGGCGAGTACTCGAGCCTGACCGGTGCGTCGCTGACGCTCGGATTCTGGATTGGTACCGCAGCACTTTCCATCACGGTTAGCTTGGCCGAGACGTCGGTGTTCACGACTGGTACTACTCCGGCTGCCTGGCCGTGGGACCTCGAGTGGTCAGGGCTGATCGTCGCTGATGGTGTCTCGGGCAGCATCGTCGGGCAGGGTGCGTGCCAGCTCGGCTCGTCACTCACAGCTGTGACGGCAACGCCTTTCCCGATCACTCAGGCTCTCCGCACGGTCACGATCGACACGACCATCGATCGAGCATTCGGCGTGTCCGCGACATGGGGTGCCTCTAGCGGCTCGAACAGCATCAAGTGTAACGACTTCAAGGCAATGCTGACCAGCTAGGGGAGAACATGGCACACGGCGATCCCGTTATCAGTCCGTACACAGTGACCTGGACGGACTTCACCAGCATTAACCGTATCACAGTGTCTGTCAAGTTCGATAACGTCACTCGAGCTATCACCGAGATCGACACGCATCGGGATGCCGCGTGCCTCTACACCCAGATCGCAGTTGGAATTGGTCCAGACAGTACGCCCGACTCGTCACCAAGGCGTTGGACGCCGCCGATTGGGGACCATGTCTCCACTCCTCAGGAGCTGGCCTTCCTGGCCAACCAGAACGTATCTACCATCGAGCAGTTCTTGTCGTTCCAGATCACTGCCGTCAGGTAGGAGTGAGTCGTGCCGCTGGCGATTGATGCGTCGACACCAGCGGCTGCTACCAACTCAAATGGCACTACAGCCACGGTCACCACAGGTTCGTTCACGCCTCCAACTGGATCGCTGCTTCTGAACTTGTGGTCTGGCAACACATCTAGTGGAACTAACCCATTTACACCTACCATCACTGACAACCTCGGTGCTCACCTCACCTACAACCTACAGGACTGGCAGTCCCGCGCCGATAGTCCCACCGTCGATGGCCAAGCTGCTGACTGGACAGCTCTAGTCGGGACCTCTGCAGCTCAGACAGTAACAGTTACTAGTGGTACTGGAGTTGGTAACCAGCAGTCAGCGTTGCAGGTCGTAGTCATTACGGGGCAGCATGCCACACCGGTCGGCGCGCACGGCAAGAGCGGATCCGCATCTACGTCCGCAGTCGCACAGAACTTCACAGGTACTGCCGCAGGTTCGATGGGCTTCATCGTCGTTACCGACTGGGACGCACTTGGCAGCATGACCGCCGGCACCGGTTGCACGCTCATCGCCACCGGTACAATCCCGACCACCCAGATCTCCTGGGGTATGTTCCGCCGCACCACCGCTGATGGTACTGTCGGTGGAACGACAACCATGAACGTCAACCTGGCCGGTACGTCGACTCACGTCACGTGGACATACGTCGAGATCGTTCCAGCAGCCTCAACCGCAGTAACTACGACACTACCTCCGCCCCTACCTCAATACCTCCTCTTCGAACTTCTTGCTCGGCAGCAGTATTTGGCTGGGGCGTCAGCTTCACCGAGCCAGACGATTACACCGACAGGCATAACGTCTAGTGAGGCGCTCGGATCACCAACAGTCACTCCTGGTTCGGTAACGGTCACAGCGAGTGGCATAGTTTCGTCGGAACGTCTAGGTGCAGCTACAGTCACGTCGACAGTGACGGTAACTGCAAGTGGAGTTCCATCCAGCGAGCAGCTGGGATCGCCTACAGTAACATCCACGTACACAATCAATGCCAGTGGAATTCCATCCGGCGAAACACTTGGCACACCGACACTCGCGACAACCGTAACAGTCCAAGCCTCGGGCATACCTTCGTCCGAAGCTGTAGGAAGTGCTAGCGCAGTTACAGCCGTAGCGGTAAACGCGAGTGGGATTCCATCGTCAGAACGCCTTGGCTCGCCGACAGTCACTACAACGTACACTATCCAAGCCAGCGGCATTCCATCTTCCGAAGCTCTAGGCAAAGCGACAACCACATCCACAGTCAACGTCAATGCAAGTGGTATACCTTCAGCAGAAGCTCTTGGCACTCCAGGCATACAAGTCATCGCGGTTGTCAGTGCGAGTGGTATTCCGTCACAGGAGCAGCTCGGTTCGCCAACCGTTACAACCACATACACGATCAACGCAAGCGGTATCTCATCATCTGAGCGGCTAGGCTCACCAACCATAGCAGTTACGACGCTCATCCAGGCTTCAGGTATTCCAAGCTCCGAAGCTTTCGGCAAGGCAACAGTCACACCTGGCTCTGTGACGGTTCAAGCTTCAGGTATTCCATCGTCCGAGGCTCTTGGGCGTGCACAGGTTTCGCTTGGAATCCTCGCACTACAGATCCAAGCTAGTGGTATTCCTTCGTCGGAAGCCTTTGGTGCACCATACGTTGGTGTAGTTGTACAGATCGACATCACGGCAACAGTTAAGGTCGACGTGATCGTCTGGAGAGCCGATCCCGATCTCGAAGCACCAGTTGTAATACCAGGCATCGTCAGCAGAGCAGATGATGACCTGGAAGTAATAACCGGACCTGATGCAATCTAAGGTCCGGAAATCGACTTGTCCCGCCCTGTGGGGATTGGAGGAACGCATGTCCGCGGTGGACACTGGCAGTGCAGGATTGTCTGAGTGGCGCTCTATGACCATGACCGAGATCCTCGACCGCTACGATGTTGTAAGCGCTCAGCCTGACAACCGTGAGCTAGGCACTGGTGCCTACATCGTGGTGGCGGAGCGTCCGATCCAGCTCGCGAACACTCCGAACATCGGTCTCGCGCCGGCGCTGGATGAGTTGGGCTATACGTCCATGAGTCCGTGGACGGCCTGGACACGTGAAGAGAACGTTCCGCAGCTTCGTGACAAGCAGGGTATTCGCACCTTCTATGACATGAAGCGCAATGATGGGACCATCAGAGGATCGCTTCGGATAATCAAGGCACCGATTCAAGCGGCTCACTGGTTCCTCGTTCCCGCGTCGGATAGTACCGTCGATAAGAACATCTCCAAGTTCATTGAGGCTTGCCTGTTCGATAAGTTGAACGTTGACTGGTCACAGGTCCTCGACGACGTGCTGTTGATGTTCGAGTATGGCTACATGGTCTTCGAGAAGGTGTACAAGTTCGACAAAGATGGCAAGGTCATCCTCCAGAAGCTTGCTCCAAGGCATCCCCTGGACATTCAGGAGTGGATCTACGACGCTCAGGGCGGACCTGCTGGCATCGTCATGGAGCCGTTCGTACCGTACGGAAACTCGTTCGGTGTCATGGACAATCCTGGGATCAACACGCGTATCGACATGAGGATTGGTCAGTTCATTCCTATCAACAAGCTGGCGATCTTCTCTTTGGAGCCGGAAGCAGGTGATTTGCGTGGCATCAGTGTTTTGCGGTCCGCATACAAGCACTGGTACTACAAGGATACTCTGTACAAGATCGATGCTATCCAGAAGGAACGGCATGGCATCGGGGTACCTATCATTAAGCTTCCGCCCGGGTTCTCCGAAGCTGACAAGAAGCTCGCCGACGAGCTTGGTCGTAACCTTCGCACCAACGATCGTGCTCATATCGTTGTTCCTGCAAACTGGGAGATCCTGTTTGCTAAGCTGGAAGGTCAGCCAGTATCGGCGATCGAGTCGATTGACCATCACAACGATCAGATCCAGGTGAATGTCCTCGCACCGTTCATGAGCGATGCTCGTACGAAGGCCGACTCTCTGAACATCTTCTTCAAGTCGACCCGATACCTGGCTGATGCTGTTGCGAATATCTTCAACAAGCATATCATCCAGCAGCTTGTCGACTTGAACTTCAAGAATGGAGGCTACCCCAAGCTGAAGGCTCGGCGCATCGGTGAGTGGGACGATCTGCGCACGCTGTCGTTCGCCGTCCGTAACTTTGTCGGTGCAGGTCTAATCACGCCGGACGATGTGCTCGAGGCTCAGCTCCGTGAAGAGTCGGACCTACCTCCGATGGACAAAGCGACGCAGCGCGTACCGCTTACGCCACAGGTGCCAGGACAACAGCCTGGTGGCCCTGGGCAGCCGGGGTCTGACTCGAACGCACCCGCACCGCCGAAGCCTCCAGTCGCAGGTCCGCCAAGGCAGCAGACGAGTCCTCCGATTGGACCTCCTCGGGCCAACGCGGGTCGCGACGGTGGAGGTGGTAAGTAACTGAGATATAGTGAATTGTTGCTTGGTAACTTGATCTCCTGTATTATCAGAGATGAGGAGGTACCGCAATGCCCGAAGAGCATTTTGGCTGGTGGGTCGATACGTCGAAGTTGACTCTCAGCGACACGACCGAGGGCTCGACCACGTGGGTGCACGCGTTGCCATTCGGCACGTATCAGCATCCATTGTACGGCCAGATGAACTTCGACGCCGCCAAGCTGACCGCGCTGGCGAACAGCGTCAAGGCACGAACGCGCGGTATCGATCCTGACATCGACTACGACCACAAGGCCGACCCGACCAAGGGCAACGTCGCCGCCGGCTGGGTCAAGGACGCCGACGTTCGTACCGATGGGCTCCACCTCAAGGTCGACTTCACACCCGCCGCGACGAAGTCCATCAAG